TCTGTGGGAATTATTTAGGTTACAATCGTGGTTACCTGTTATTATTATTGTCTCTCTTAACTTTGCACATTCAGTAAGAAACCAACTTATCTGATGAACCAACTCTGGAGACATTTCAGTTTTGGCATGTGCAATATCCCCTGCTATGTAGATAACAGAATCTTGGATATTATCTTCTTTAACTTGTTTTAAAAACTTTTTGAATATAATTTTATATTCTTTGTGTCTTTGGAGATTACGAATATGTAAATCTGCCAAGTGATAAACTTTGTTAATTATCATATTATTTGCTTAAATGAATCTACTTGTTTTGTGTAGAGTTCTTTCATTAATTTATTATTGTGGATTAACTTTTCACGATGTCTGTGATAGTTGTTATGTAATTCTGCAATTGAAAATTCTCCAATTCTTTTTACATTTTCTAGTGCCTGTTTGGTTCTTTCTAAGTTACATTCAATAGAATCATAACTTATATCTACTAACCCATCAAACTCTAATTCAAATCCAAGTTTTTTTAATAATGTCAATAATCCTCTTTGACCTATAAAGATAGGAATTAGATATGACATGAATGGTTTAAATATTTTTTCAGAAGTATAAATTTCATTCCCATTACCATTCAAACTAGTACACCCAATAATTTCTACATATGCATTTGAAGTATATGGTAATGTAAAAGCATATTGGTCTACATTTGAAAGGTTTGGAATATAATCTAAAACTACTGGTAATTTTTTTAATAATTTTTCGTGTTCTTCTTTACTATAATATGGTAATACTTCTTTTTCTCTAAAATCTTTTACATTATGATATTTTGAATTGTGTCCATAAAGTGTCTCTGTAAAATTATTATAATCTACATCAAATTCATAGTTGTGATTACAGTTTTCATCTAAGATATTATATGCATTGTATGAAAAGAAAGTATCTTTCATTAAATCATTATCTTCTAATGTTTTTTGGATTAATGTTCTATGAATTTTATAAACTCCATTATATGATAAGAATTTTTTTGCTCTTAACATTTCTTTATATCTTTCAAAGATAATTGATGCCAACCATTTTAAAGATTGATATGCCCCATTACAAATATAAAAGTTATAGTTACTTTGTAATTTATTATCATCCCATTCTTCTAATTTATATGTTGGAGTTAATACCTTTACTCCATTTTCATTATATGCCTCATCTGGTGAATAACCAGTATCGGGATGCATTACGATTATATTATCTGAATTTAGTTTTTTACACCACTCATTTATTTGTGGAAAGTTAAGCCATGAACCATCTTCTCTTCTAAAATAAGAAGAATCTATTATCAAAGTATTTTCTTTTTTTACTTTTTCATTTATAAAATCAATATTATGTTGAAATGACATGAAACTTTCAAACTCTACATCTTGTTCCAATGTATTATCAACTAAAGTTTCATATGGTATGTTAGTTGATTTTAAAAACTCAGTCCACCCTACATATAATCCTTGATTATACGGTTTCTCTAAAGTGTATATCATAAACCTTTTAATTTTTGTAACACCACATCTTCAAATGCAGTTTTTTTAGTATCTTTTAATTTTTGATTTACTTTTGAGAATCCCATCTCTCCAGCATCTTTTTCGGTAGGTAAAACGTTTGTAACAGTTATTCCATTATTCATAAAATAATTTACATAATAAAGTGCCTGTGATTGAGCATCTTTATCTAAAATAATCTTTATTTCCTTTATCCCTTTTTTATATATACTATCCATTAAAGTTTTTGGAATAAATTTACCCAAAAGAGGAATAGCATTTCTTTTGATACTCATCGCATCAAACACTCCTTCACATAATGTAATAGGTTCATTCCAATTAATCTGATTCTCGAATATCGTAACATTCTTCGATACCGGCGGATTTTTGTATTTAAACTTTTCTTCAGAGAATACAGACCGTGCGATGAAGTAATTGAGTCTATTATCTCCATCATAACTCGGAATAATAATACGATTGGAGTACATACCAGTATCACAATACCCAATATTATAACGAATAATATCTTCTTTAGTAAGACCTCTGTCTTTTGCATATTGTACCACCTTTCTGTATAATGGATTCAAACCTTTCGGTTTTACCAATAGTGATTTAAATTCTGATGGTAACCTTAGTTCTACCTTTTCTTCTTCGGTAGTTGTAGAAACGATGTAATCATCTCCATATATTTCAAAAACTTTTCGTATCCTTTTTGAATCAACATGCAAACGTTTTAAAAGAGTTTGAATCTTTTTACCTTTTGCATCACAAACCCAACAATGCCATTGTTGTGTATTCAAGTTTATTTGTAACTTTTTCTTATGGTGATGACAAAATGGACAATGGTGTGCTTGTTCATCTCCTTTTAATGATGTACCAACACCAAGTATATCATCTAATATGTTGATTATAACTGATTTATCGCGTTGTGAAAGCATAATTTATACAATATACAGAGCTAATATACAAAAAATATTTTAAAGCTCCAAGGCATTTTTAAAATATTTTGCGTTCTTTAATTTTTCGTAATTTTCTATTAGTATCTGGTTTAAACTCTAATCCTTTCAGATTTACTGATTCTGTATTGTAATACAAATCTTCGTACATAATTATTTCTGTATCTAATAATTTGGATAATTTCTGTAAGTTTTTATTTAAATCGTCAATCCCCTCTTCAGCTAGATTTACCCATTTTTTATCTAACCACATACTATCATCCCAAATCCAATTTGTATGCCAATTACCTTTATTTTTCTTTGTTGTATTTCTATATAGTGCAATGCATGATTGTAGATGTTCTAAGGTATTTTTTCTACTCAATAAGAACACATAATCAAATTTCTTAGAAAACTCGACTACATCCTTCATATCGTGGTGGTGGATACATATCTTTACACATGAGTTATGATAATGATGTCCCCATTTAATATTTCTTCTTGGTTCGTGTATAAATTCTAAATTATATTTTTCAGAAAGGAATCGATTAAAATATTGACCCCCACATCTTACATGGGCAACTATTAATATGTTCATTCTAAATCTTTTTTGAAAAACTTACCTAATAAATTATCGTTTAGTGATTCTTCTCGTTCTAAACACTCGTGTCTAAATTGTTCTTTTAGTTCGTAGTAAGTTAGAGCTTTTTTGGATTTACAGTATTTTAAGATTTTTTTGTAAACATCAGTCCACTCTTGTACTGATTTGTTTGAAGAAGAGTAATCTCTCCATTTTGATTCTTTAATTACTTTTCTTTTTCTTTTATATCCTTTTAGTGGTGGAAGAGTTCTGTGTGAATATAATGATTTTTTACCTATGTAAAATTCATTGGTATCTTTATTGGTTATCATATAAATGAATCCAATAGTTCCTTCGGGCATATCAGAAATCTCTGTTACTGGTCTACCCTCAAAGTGCCATCCCATAGTCAAAATTTTTAAAATCCTCTCTGTACTTGTTTCTCACGAATTGTACAACCTTTGGATTTGTGTAACATCTTTTTTTGTAAAAATCATACATATCTGAATATGTATTTCTTACGTTATTGTAGTTTAAAAGTGGAATATTATTCAAATCTATATCAATACTTTTTGAGATAATTTTTAAATCTGAACTGAGGTTTTCGTATTTACCTATATAGTCCACCCTATCTAATTTTCCATTGTACTCTAACCAATCAGTTTGAGTATCGAAGAAGTAATCCCATTCTTCATGCGATTGTATAAATTCTTCAATAGAAACTTTACCATTCTCTCTTATATATGAGTAATATAAAGATGCAAATCTAGTAAATGGATTTCTAACAAATCCAAATACAAATTTACTTCCTAAGTTTCTTTGAGAATTTAATCGTCCATGAGTTGAAAGAATACTACATTCATGATTTTGTAAAACATGAGATATCGATGTACCTCCTGTTTTAGGTACATGGACGTATAACCATTTATCTGATGATAAAAAAGCCAAGTACTATCGTTTTACTGTATCAGAGTATTTTGAGAGGTTTACTTTACCACCTCTTGCTTTTTCTAAGTTTGATTCTTTTCTCAAATCTTTTCCACCATCTAATTCGATAGGAGTTTTATCTCCACCTTTGTTTGGTAGTTTAGAAAAATCTGAACCTTTATATAAATCTTCTATTGATGCCATTTTATTCTTCCTCTACTAGTTTAAATACTCTAACTGCTTCATCACCAGCTATTTCAGGTCTTTCAAATATTCCGTCATCGTAAGCAAACCAAGGGCCATCACCCTTTTCATCTAACCATGCTTGAATATCTTCTACTGTTTCTAATACGTTTTGATTTACATCTAAAATTTGATAAGCCATAATTATGTGTCCAATTTTATTAAAAAGTTTATTGGATAATCGGGTAATAATTTTACTGGTCTTGCAACTTTTGCAATAGCAAGTAATTCCGAATTATCATCATATAACCCTATGGAAGTAACATATGTAGTTAAATAAGAACCTGTCGGGTCTAATGAACTACTCACATCGTAGTCATCAAAACTACCTGTGGCGTTTCCATAGCTACTATAAATATAGGATTTTTTTCTAGGAGTAAAGTTTTTGATAACTTCTACTAGAGGATTTCCTCTTTCATCTGTTTGTGTATGTTCAAAAGATGATGTTGTAATATTAAAATAATCAACTGCAGTTGGATTAGTTGATGTAGTAAACTCACCTGGTTCTACACTAACTAAAACTTCTAATTCTGATATTGTTGTTGTTGATTTAAAATTTAATTCAAAATCTTGTAACAAATCTGGATTTTCACCAGTATCAAGAATTAAATCACCACTTTGTTGGAATAACTGTCCATATGAAACTGTTGCTCCAGCTACTTGGTCTAGTATTGTTAATGGTGTTGAAAATGATAATTTACTGTTTAATCCATTTAACGTTGTTAATGTTGGGTTTGGTGATTCTAATACACCATTGTATGATATCTCTACTTCACCAGTATTAAAATCAATAGATTCTATATACAGTTCAGTGCTTGAACTATCGGCTAATATTACCTCACCAGTAGAAAAATCAAATGATTCTACTAAGTATTCTGGTGATTCATTTGTTATTGTTGTAGAAGTTTCTGAATCAACAACTGTTAGTCCTGTGGTATTATCTTGTAATTGAAATGAACCTGGTAATATAGCTTCACCTTTAACACACGCCCTAAATGAGAGAACACTCATTGTAGTTGGTGCATTTTGTACATATACTTGATTTTTGGTAAACCCACCACCATATTCAAATAATGAAGCAGATGGGTTATAATATTTTGCTTTTGTTGAGTTATAAATACCTCTTACCGAATAACCAGGAAAACTACCAGATGCCCCAACGACAGGGTCGGTATCTGCATCGTATGAGCCGCTCACACCATACACTTGATATACGTCAACATCATCTTGAGTTAATCTTACATCTTTATTAACTTCAAATGTTCTTCGTACTATTTGGTCTTGTGGTATCTTTTTAAACATAATATTCCTTTATATAAATATACTGAAATAAAAAACCCCATTCACGATGGGGTTTGTTATGTTTGGTAGCACTATATTTTTTAGAAATCAAGTTTTACTTTGATTAGTACTTCTTTATCGAATGATTTAGCAATTGGTTGAGATGTCTTTGCAATAGCCAATAATTCACTAGCATCGTTATATAAACCTACTGAAGTAATAAATACTTTAGGGTCTTTCTTAAATGCCTCGTATCTTACTGAACTATCTGAACCACTTATAAACGTTGGATTGTTTGAGTAGTTGAACTCTCTGTTAGTTGCTCTTACGAAGAAATGAGAAGTAGAAACATTTTCTGTTCTTCTTGCTTCGAAATCAGCACCATCTACAATTGCATTAAATAATTGTTTGTGATTTTCATATTCTGCATTTACTGCCAAGTTTGGTTCAACACCAATTGAAGCAGATATTGCAGTTGGGTTAAGGATAATTAATCCTTGGTCTGGATAAAACTTACCAAATCCTTGTCCATTTGAAGCAGTAGTAGAAGAGATAGTTGCAGCAGAATCAGTTCCTAAATTAAGAGAACCACTCACTACATCAAATACTCTACCCGCTTTTCCAACTTTATCCGAAAATTTCTTTCCACTATTATCTATAAGAGTTGTAACAAATGGTGCATGTGAACCACTAAGTTTCAATGACCAGTTACCTGCATCCATAGATTCTTTGTATCTTGCTCTTGCAACGTTAACTACATAGATATCTGGAATATCTACTGAATCAGTACCATCTGAACCTAATACTGTAAATAAAGTATCTGTTTGGTCAAGTAGTACACTTCTATATTGATTGTAAGTAGCTTTTGAAGGTAATGTTGCATCATCACTATTTGCCAATGAAATCGAACCACTTCCACTTACGTGTCCATATGCCACTGCGAACTGTACTGAAGATGTTGCCGTTGAATTGTGTATATTGTAATAGTAATCACCACTTGTTGCAGTTGTTTGAGCTGAAGCAGTATAGAATGATGTTAAAGAACCAGTATCACCAGTCCAAAGACCAGTAGTTACAACTTCTATTTTACCTGATACTGTATCGAACTCTCCAAACTTTTTGAAGATTCCATTATTAATGTTCCCACCTGCAGATGTGATTTTATCACCACCTTGCAGATATTGGTTTAAAATATTAACTAACTGTTCAGATGCAACTGCACCACCAGATTGGTTCAAATAATTTTGAATAGCTGATGTTAGATTTCTTCCGTCTTGTCCTGTTACTTGTGGCATATCTTATATTTTTCCTTTTTAAGCTACATATGTTACTGTTACTGGTATCGTTTGTGAACCCCCGGTCTCGTTACCATAAACTGTAATCGTTGTTTGTATTGTTGATGTTAGGTTAGGGTTAGGAATAAACTTAAATACTCTACCTGTAACAACTGCTGCTGTAGTAGTTACTTCATCTCCTAAGAATACTGGTGATGTACCAGCTGCTGTTGTTGTACCACTTCCGATGATACTACCAGCCTCTTTATTTGCCAATACAACAGTATATCCTGCAGTAGTGTTACCACTTGGTGAAGTAGTTGGTGTTAATGCAACTTCTCCCTCATCTTGTGAAACCGAAATGTTCGGTACACCAAATGATACCTTTGGAATACGAGTTGTATTCTTTGGTAACGTTACCAATTTATATCTCATTACTTGTGTTTCATCTGGTGAAGCCTCAAGTACTGGTATTGCTTTAATTGCTGCATCATAAAATGCTGAACCCTTTGGATGAGCTGGTTCGTATAAACCATAATCAATCTCATCATCAGCCAATGCAAATTGTGTGATGTTTAATCCTTGACCGGCAGCTAATTTCTCTCTACCCTTCTTCGTTAGGATTGCATCTACTGTTATCGAAGTATTGTCTAAATAAGCCATAGTTTGTTTTTCCTTTTACCTTTCAGTATATAAATATAACATTTTTCAAAAATAAATATTATTCAACTTCTAAAATCGGTTCTCCACTTCCTCTACCACTATCTGAAACCTTTAAAGTGTTAGGATTAGTTACAAATGTTTCAAACGCAGGACCACCATCAATTGTAGTTGCCTGAGATTGTTTACATCCATTAAAGAATGAATTTTCTAATCCAGTCGAAGTATCCTTAGTATAAATATAATGTGAACGAAGATTTCCATCAACTGGTTCTACCGCCACTATATTTCCAGCTACACTTGGAGCCGAACCTGATATAGATACATATGTTAATTTTTTCTTTTGAGTAGTTACACTTGTGTTTGTGTATCCACTTGTTTGGTCAGAACTATTATTTAGTATTGGGAATGTATCAGTTACGTTCTCAGTTACTAGATAATACTTTCTTCTTTCTTTATCTCTACCATTCGGTGTTTTGAATGTTACAATTGCGTGTCCATTTTTGGCAGTTATACCAAATCCCTCATTGTAGTAATCACCATTTTCTTCAGAAGGAATTGTTTGGAATGAATCTCTTAGGTACACTCCAACTGCAGATGAAGTTAGTGGTGATGGGATACTAAATATAATTGAACCATCATTATTATTGTTTGAAACAATATTAGTTGAAACTAATGTTGCCGAGTTAGAACCTGTTACAATACCATCTATATTTACAAACGAACCACTTATTGGAGTTACAAATTCATAATCCATAGTAGTATTATATGTTGCATAACTACCACTTAAGTTGTCAACAAATTCATGACTCATGGTAGTTTCGTATAATCCATGTAATCCACTTAAATCAGGTGATAATTCTGATGCAGTTAAGAATCCTTCAATTTTTTCTGATGTAGATGATATCTCTATTACTGAATTTTTAGATATATCTTCAACACCTACTAACTCTTCAAATACAATTCCACTTGGACGTTTATTTTGTTTTTTGTTTCTTTCTAGTAAATGAGGTTCAATTAATAGACCAGTAGTTGCCTTTGCTCTACCAGGCACTGAACTTTGAATAGTATCAAATAATGTACTATCTATATATTTTATTAGATTATAAAATCCATCATAGTTTATTGTATATTTACTAAAGAAACTTCTTCTAAAGTTTTTTAAATCAGTATATTCTTCATCATAGTATGCACAAGGGTCTCCAATGAAATTATCTATTTTAAATGTACCACCCAATGCTTTTGTTATATCTCTATTGATATTATTAGTAGGAGATATAAACAGACCCAATCTATTTGAATCAGTTGAGTTTTCTTTTAGTCCTGATTTTGTTGCTCTTGCTTTTGGTGATAGTTCTGATTTTAAGGTTTGTGATTTTATTGATATTTTATCAGCTGATGCAAGACCTGTACTTGGAACTACTCTTGTTCTTTCAGTAACCAAACGATTAAATGCACCATATGGATATGATGATGATGTTGTAAATCCACTCATGGATACAAATGTTTCACCATATAAATCTACGTTTGGTGCTGTGTTTCTATATGAACCACTATCTGCAAATGAAGAAGATGTTGCCAAATTCTTAGCCTCTTCAAAATCTAATCTTACAAATAATTCTTCAGTAGATGAACTAATCGAGTTACCATTGTACATATCAGGTGCCAATACATGCTCATCAAATATTGATTCTGATAATGCAGTTTTCCAAAGTTTTACATTATCAATTGAACCACTAAATCCACCAAATACTAATTCAGAACCACTATTCCAACCAGATTCATTTATAGCAATTTCTAATGAAGCAGATACTTGTGCACGTACTCTTTCTTGGAATGGTTCTTTTACAAATATATCGAATGTTTCATTTGCAGAACCAGAAATAGCAGTTCTTCTAATCATAAATGAATTTATAGTATCATTGAAGAAAGGTATTGTAGAGGTTTGAACAGATTCGGTTACATCACTACCAGTAATGTGGAATTTAAATGTTGCTAAAGAACCAGTATCTTGTAATAGTTCTAAATAGAACATATCATTTCTGAATATTACACCATCTTGTTTTTCTTCTGTTTGAATAGAAAATTCTATTGTTTGTGGATACGAAGAACCAGTATGCCATGGAATAGTAACTCTACTATTAGAATCCATTCCTAAACTAAATGTTTCAGTTAACTCTGTATATTTAGTTGGTGTGGATACTCTTTGAGGTGGTGGACCACCAAACTCTTGTACTCTTATAATACTATCACTAATACCATATGTAGATAATATAGCTCTTAAACCACGAGATGTACCTTTTGATTTGTATATGTAAGGTAGGTTATTTAATATTCTTCTCCAAATTTGAGATTGTCTTTCCTTACCTGTCATTACAGATTTGGCAGTACCATCTGTTCTAGCAGAATTTTGATTATTATATTGTCCTAGAGCAAACTCCCAAAGAGGTGCAGTATCCATTGTGGATTTTGGTGTATATCCAAATGAACGTAACATTTCTCTAACTAGTTCATCCGATACACCATTGTCTATCTTTTTGTGTTCTAGTTTTCTTGCTCTGTTAATATTTTTTGTATATGCCCAAAGTATATCAAAGTGATGACCAATCATATCTAAGAATAGAATAAAATCAGCGTTTTCTTCATCATCTTTTACGAACTGTGGGATATTGTTTGGTAAGTAGTTTACGTTATAGTAATCATGTCTACTACCACTATATGATGTTACCTCGTACCAATTTATTGCATCACTACTACCAGTACTTAGTAATGTACCATCTGAATTTTTTGGATATGCTAACGAACTTGTACTGTTATATAAGAAATCTTCGAATCCATCAAATCCTGCCTTAACTTCATTTATTTTTCTAACCTGTCTCTGTTTTTCGGCAACAATTGTTAACGAAGTAGATGCGTTATCTGCAGATTCTAATGAAGAAGATACGTTATTAAAGTTTTCAATTGTAGATACTTTGTACCAGAAATTCTTTATTCTTTCTTCTGCAGAACCAAAGTGTGAAAATCTTTCCCATGAAATAACTTGAGATGAACTTTCATATTGAAGTGATTGTGAGTTGTAAGTTACAGCACCACTAACATATTGTATATCTAATTTTTTAGTATCAATACCACTTTGAGATACAAAAGTATTTACTAGTTGTGCATTAGTTTCTGTTCCACTAGCCAACATATCATCAAACAACTCATATCCCATACCAGTTGAGGTATCCAAACTAAAGTTTGGTGCTGCAAGAGGTGGACAGTAATCATTATCAGTTTCTCTAATAACTACTTCATGTAGTTGTGGTTCTGATTGTATTTTTGTAATCCAAACTTGTTGATTAGGTTGAACCGTAGTATCTAATGGTTCATACATTTTAAGAACTAGTGCATCAAAACCAACATCACTCTTTTTAGTGTTTGTAGGTCTTTTTGTTACTGGGTCTATTTCATATTCTCTAAATGTTTCTGTATCAACATTCCAATTAGAAATCACTTCATTATTAGTATCACCAAAGTGAAGTAAGTGAGTTAAATATTTTGAAGTGTACTCATCAAATCCTTTGTAATCTAATTGAGCAGCAAGTGAATCACAGATATCCATGATTACTTTATTTCTATCTAATTTTAAATCACCCTCATCAAATACAATTGTAATTTTTTCTGTTTTACCTACTAATGATTCTTTTGAGTTTCTTCCATAAGGTATTAATAAGAAAGTAAATGTATAAACATCTTTATTCTTTTTAAATTTACCTGAATACTTTACAAGGTCTTTAACATTTAATTTTACCTTATCTACTTTTCCAAATTTACCACCGATTCTAGTACTCTTATCATTTAAGTAAACTTCAACATAATCGGTAAATACTGATTGGTATGAGAATTCAAATGGTACATCTAATCCTACGAAATCTGCACCTTGTATTTTTTTAGGATATCTAATATCTCTAATATCAGGATAATAACCAACTTCTTGATTGATTACATTAATGATAACTTGTTTTTCTGGCCCTCTTTGTCCTTGTGGTCCATATGGACAGAAGTTTACAATATATCTTCCTAATCCTTTATTGAAATAATCTTTTCTTAATCTAAACTCTCCATTACTAGGATTGTCTCTAAAATCTCTGTCTGGAAATTTAATATTAACATAACTAGTATCCTTGTTAGATGTATATGGTATCATTACACTATCTGATGATAGTAAATTATATTCAATAGTATCAACAGTTGGATATACTTGTGGGTCTTTTGATTCCTCTGTTTTTCTACTTACATCAAACTCCCACTCATACACAGTTCCATCTCCAGATAATGCAACCCAATTATTTAAATCAGATAATTTTCTAAGTATTCCACCACCTGGTGCAACTTGTGCCCATTCAGTAAATTTAAATCCAGGCTTTGGAATTACTTTTACCCAATAATCATCTGTTATTCCAAGTGTTGCTAATTTTTCTGCAGTTAAAATAAATCCATTAACAAATGATAATCTTTTAACCTTTGTACCATTTTTTGGGTCAATTTCTATATCACCAATATGTACGTTTTGTGGCATGTTTGCCGATATCTCTAACACAGGTGGATTTGGTAGTGGTGGGTCATCAACTTGTCTTACAAAGTTAAATACAGCAGTGTATTTAGTACCATTCTTAGGTACTAGTTTATTACCCTTTCCAACTTCATATATTTTTGATTCTATTAATCTAGTTCCATTTGAATAAAGATTAACTTCAAAATCACCATCCTTGTAAACATATCTTACTTGATATTCTTCAATTGCTTTTTTACCATTACTATCTTCACCAATAAGACCTAATAAAATTCTTTCTCTTGTTGCCGATTTTTCTAATACAACTTCTGCAGTAGGGTCTAAACTTCTATATCCAAATGTTCCACTTAATGTAGGAACTCCACTTGCAGTAACTTTACCTGTCTTTGTAGCGTTATTACCTGCCTTATAAAAGAATGCAATATCAGCTGTAAATGATGTTGGGTCAGGTACAATTACAGCAGAACCTTGTGAGATATTAATACTTTGAGTTATACCTTCCAAGTTTTTAATTGTTATTCTACCACTTCGTGATTTACCTGTAGCATTTGGTGATACAGTAAATGTATTTCTTCCAATTCTTTCATTTGCATATGTTATCCAACTTGGTTTAGATATTACTTGAATACCACTACTAGATGCAATATCAAAGACATGTACACTACTTGCTGGTGGTACAGCAAAACCATTTGGTGCAACAGTTAAATAAGGTGTTGGTGGAGTAATCTTTGTATAATCAAATGCAACGTTAAAAGCAAAGTGACTTGAATTACCACCTTTTACAGAATCGTTTACTGTGTTACTTTCTACTACCGAACCATTTTTTAACAAGTTAAAAGTATGTTTACCATTTGCCGATCGTCTCTGTATAGTATATGTAGAACTTGAGGTTTGTGTACCTACTGCACCGGTGATTGTTGCAACAGTAACAGTTTCTCTTACATCTCTTGGTATTGTTAATCTTGGACTAGTTACCGAACTTGGAACTGAACCATTGAGTGATGACATCGATGATACTGCAGTTCCCTTTGCACTTGGGTGATTTAATCCTTTTCTATAATTTAATGTAAATGTTACAAAATGTGGTTGTGGTGGTTTTACTTCACATTCTCTAACCAATACTGGTTCTAATTTTACTTGTGAATTAATTCCATCATTATTAATTAATATTGCTGCTCCATTAGGGTCCCAATACCATCTATTACCACCACGAAATACTCTCGTTACAGTTCTATCACCAAAGTATCTTGGTGCCATAAAGTTATCACCATAATCTTGTGGTAAAAATACCCCAACTGGTCTTGTTGTGGTTTTTCCTGCATATGCAGCACATGCATCAGCATATGGTCCATAAATAGTAAATTGAACTACTGAACTTCCACCTCTACCACCACCGCTTTGGCCACCACCACCTTCACCATCATCAAATCTAAAGTTACCACCACCAACTGCATCTAACATTATATTACCTCTAGCACCAGCTGGAGAAAGTCCTGTAACCTGTCCTTGTGTTTGTACACCAGATTGAACTACCTCACTACTCTGTGCTCTTCCAATATTATTTATTGGATTACTTTGAATAATAGTTTGCGATGCAGCATCACCCAAATCTGGTTCTGGTGTAGGAGTAGGTGATGGTTGAATTCTTGGAATACTTCCTACATTTAATTGACCTGTTTGATTATTTTGATTTGATAATTGTCCAACATTTGGTCCACCTGTAAATGAAGTAGCAGCAATAGGTTGTCCATAGTTACTAACTGTTGCACTTGATTGTGTCGGTGGAGTATTACTTGTTGTTCTAGTTGTACTCGTTGTAGTTGTTGTTGTTCCTCTAGTACTTTGTCTTGTTGTTGTAGTTGTAGTACTATTAGATATTGGAGTTGTATTACCACCACCAATATTAAATGGTATTAATGGAAAATTATAATTAGCTGATGCTCCTACACTTTGACCACGAGGTTGCGTACCATAAGACCTTGCCAATGAATAGTTATCAGCAGCTCCGGTTGGTTTTTCAAAAAAATCTCTTTCCTCAGGTCCGAACATAATTAAAATAGTTTACTACTCCCTAAATAATTAGTAAATTTACTTGCACCAGCATCACCTGTTGGGCCAGGTGCTCCTATGTTAGATAAATTACTTAAATCAATACTTGCCAAATTACCAAAATTAAAATTCATATTTGAAAAATCAAATTTAAAATCAGTAGGAATTATAGGTTCAAATGGTGGAATCTCTATGGGTGCCTGGTCTAGTTGCAACTCTGCAGTTGGTTCAAGTGCACTTTCCATTGGAAAATCATACAATGGTAATCCAAACTCATTTCCTGGTCCTACCGAATCTATTATATCTTTAACTGGCGTATCTAGGAAGATGTTATCATTTGGTATCGGTCTAGGTTGTGGGTCTGGAAAGAAATCTGGAACTGGTAAATCTAATACCACATCATCACCAAAATCTCTAATCTTTTCTCTTACCAAATCTTGTTTGACGTAAACCACCTTACTATCTCCCTCATCGTTTGTAAATGTTATTTTTAATCTCCTAAATGCCATATTATATAAATATTTTATAGTACATTAAATTGTTGTTGTGGGCCATACAAATCTCGTGGTCTATAACCACCACCACCATCTCTATAACCAGAGTCGAACAATCCTTCATCATCTTCTACAAATCTGCTTCCGCCTCCGCCTCCGCCTCCTCTATTTGGTCCAATAGTAATTCCACCACCACCTCTTGGGTCTATTGGGTCTACATCTCTTGGACGGTCATCGAGTCTATCAATAACTCTTGGCCCTGAGTTACTAACTCTTAATTTAAATGTATTTGTTCCAGCAGGTAATCCTCTTGCAAGTTGTATTGATTTTGCCCATTTATTACCATGTAAACTTTCATCTTGGAATTCAAATGATACAGTTACATTAGAAGTAGAAGTAACTTCAAATTCAACTTCTTGTGCCTCTGGTCCTACACTTCTACCTTGTGCAGGTGATACTGTTAATGAAGATGGTGTATTGGTAATTTCTTCTTCTTCATCTTCTACATCTTCATCTGTGTACTCATCAACTGTATTATCATCATCAGTTTCGCCTTCATATGTTGTATCACTTGTTATAGTATTAATATATTCTCTAATATCTACTGATTCATCAAATGTACTTGTTATAAAGTTATCATCTTGAATATTTCTTTTAGGTAACAATATATCTACAATATCACAAGTTATTCTTAAAATATTTTTTAGTAATTCATTTATATCTAAGAAAATATCATCTTGTTGTTCAGCCGGTAATGGTTTTCCATAATCTGGTGATTTTGGATTATAATCTCTACCTTCTACATAATATCTGATTGACTCTTTTAATTTTATTGTTACTTGATTAATAAACTCTTCAAAATCATTTATTTTAAATTCAGTTTTAATTTGTTCTAAATATTTTTTACCAAACTTACTAACTATTTTTTCAATTGCATTTCTAAATTTTATTGAATCTAGGAAATCATCTATATAATAGATTACATCATCTCTAAATGTTTTTCCTTTTGCAAATCCATCGTATCTTTTAAATAATTCTTCATCAATAGTTCCATCTGCGTTTGTAACTGGTACTAACCTTGCCTCAGTACGCGATGGTGATATTTCATGAATAAACATTTTTTCAGTATTAAATCTACCTACTCTATTGTTTAATAATTGGAATTGTATTTTAAATAATCCTTGATTATATCCTGCCTCTCTAATAAGTTTTTCTATATCAACAAAATATTCTACAACACCATCACCTGAATCTTTTGTTAGAAAATATTCATTTATATTTAATTGGTTTAAAGATATATGACGTGTAAGTTCTCCACTCTCACCTTGAGGTAGTTGGTTATCACTTGCATCATACAGAGTAAATTCAATGAAATCTTCCTTACCAGAACCGAAATTCGATAATCTCTTACCTCTTTCGATAATGGCCCTGTCTTTCTCTAATACTCTGAAAGCTGTTCGTGTGTCAATATTTTTAAAATCCTTTACTGCCATTATTAACTATTTGCTACTTTAAATACCCTCTGTAAGTCATTTTGTAGATTTTTTCCTTCATCTACTTTAAAGTTATTAATCTTCAATCCATTTTTGTCAGTACCATCATCTGATTTATTTTGTACTTTCTTTTGTTTATATGTAAATGCCTTTATCACTAAATTACTATCACCATCTGTAAACTTAATATCATTTGTTTCGCTGAATTTATCACTCCACGGGTCTCTATCCCATTTGAATCCAAATCTAACACTTGTAAAACCTGGTTCGAATGTTCCTGCATCTTCATCTGTTATTCTTGCTGGTATTTTGAAAGATTGTGGTGCCTTCCATCTTGGGTCACTATTGTTAACAGTTATATTTTTTTCTTCGTCTCCAAAGTTTAAGAAAATAACTAATCTATCATTTCTCATCCAAGAATCTGCATCTCTTTTGTTATTTGAATCCCAATAAAGATTTCTACCAGCATTATTATGAGAACTATTCCAAATTCTATCAGTTGGGATATACCAAGCTATTTCACCACTTCTTCCTCTATGCATTTGGTCTGAATTTGCCTCGTAGTAGTTAGAAACCAAATTATCAACATTTTCTTCTTCAAGTTGTTCTTCTGCTATTTCAATAGCTAGTAACGAAGCTTCTAATCTAGCCTTGATTGCTTCAAATCTTGCCTCAAGTGAAACTCTTTCAACGGCTTCTTGAGCAGAACGTTCAATTGCCTTTTGTAGTTCAATTACTGTTTCTCTAAATTGGTCAGATAATGCTATATATAAATTTTCAAGTTCTGCCAATGCAGTTTCTGCTGCTATTCTTAACTCTCTTTCGTTATCTCTCTGTGATGTTACTTGTGCCAGTTCAGCTTGTAAATTCTGTACATCTGTTTCTAGCTCCTCTATTGTTTCATATGCCTCTGCAAGTTCAAGTGATTGAGATTCGTATAAACTTCTTAATACTACATCAGGTAAATCTTTTCTGTTAGATACGAGTTCATCAACTTCTATATCTAATGCTTTTTCAATTTCAAGTGGAACGTAGTTTGGTACTTCAAGAAAGGCAACAGATTCCCCATCCTTCTTGTTTGAGGCAAGATGGATTTGTCTAGTATTCTCTTGTGAGTACTTGACCGTTTGTGAACTATTCTTTTCAAGAAGTTCTTTTGCTCTTTCTTTATCTCCTAATGCCATTATTTAACCACTTCAAACGTTATATCATCATCAAAATATTCAACAGTACCATTTCTTTCTATTTTAAATTCAACCTTATATTCTCTATTAATTTCAAAGTTTGTAAGATTTAGTTTAAAATAATTACCATTTGCACTACATGATATTTTTGAATAATCACCAAATGGTATAATAGTATCGTTACTGTTTAAATCAGATATTTGATAATATGACGAAGTTGGTAAATAATTTACATCGTTGTATGCAAAAGTATTTGAGAATGTTCTTGCAGGGTATAATTCCCTACCATGAACTTCAATTTTTGGTGTTGTACCTACCTTATATGATTTTTTTAATCTTTTTGTATTTAACTTAATATCTTCTGTAAGAGTTAGTGCCGATAATGAACCCGTTTCAAACACAGAATCATCCCAACCAATTCTTATTTTAGGTTGATGAATTGTGTGAGTTTCTTTACTAAAGAATTTTAATTGTCCATAATCATTAGTATCCTTTTCAAATGCAGTTGTATGTTTAATTATAAATCCTTCATTAGTAATAGAACCACTAATCCAAGAATCTACTGCCGAAAACACATTCATGTTTACATCTGAACTTTGGTATGAATATGATTGTGTTGCCTCTGAGCCAGTGAACCATGTTCCACCTTTACCATTAAATGAACCGGTTGATTCTGCACTCATATCACCAACTAACCAATTAGAACCACTTGCACGATAGTTCCAAGTAACTCCATCTGTTGTTATATCATCAAATCTTGTTCCGATTCCCATATCCCATGATTGTGAGACTGGATATGCTTCGATTGTATAATCTAATGGTATTTCTGATGATTCACATTCTTTTAGTAAAAGTTCAGCAGAACTCATTGTTACTGCACCATTATCAATAGATGAAGATAATCCACCTAAATCAAACTTTATCAAAGTTCTTGCAGTATCTTTTAGAGAACCATAATAAACTTTAGACACTTCAAGTACTTCATCCAAACCTGTATTTTGTTCTGGTTGTTGTAAGTATAGAGTTGCGTCTTTAGATGCTGTAACAAAATAGTACATTATACAATTCTCCCTTTTATATCTTGATTTGGAAACTTTAATTCAAATACTGAAGGGTCTAATGAAGGATAGATTATATTGTTCCTTGTTGCCTCTTCAAAGTTATATGAACGAGCTGAATAGTTTCCGCCACATTTGTTAACAAAATTTAATTTTGAAATAGAAACAACTCCTTCAATATTTGCAAGAATTAATTCTACTTCGTTTATGTTTATGGTATCATTAAATGTCCAATTATCTATATTAAAATAATCTTGTAACGCAAGATTACAGTTTGTTAGAATTTCTCTTCTGTTATACCCTGTCAGAGCAGTTACATCGAACTCTATTGCAAAGTTGATAATATATCCATCTACGATGTTAATACCATCTGTAATCATCTTATAATTGTTTAGATACCTTTTTAAGTTTTCTTTTACTGCAGAGTTTAATGATATTAAGTTTTTACTAGAATTATATCCTAAAGTATAAATGTTTATACTAAATGGATTTGATTTATCATTTGCTCTGTTTTTCTTTCCTGCTAAGAATTCATCAACATTTCTTTTGATATCACTTCTTTGTAGTGTTTTATTTTTTTCAACTAAATCAACAAACTCTTCTGCTTGTTCTGGAGAAGCCAAAACAGAAGATGGTGAGTTTGCGTCAAGTTTATTATCTTGTATTACAAACGCTTTTGCAACAGAACCAAACTTTGCCGGCATTGCCAAACTTCTAACTTGATAATCTTGTGCGGTTACTGCTCTGTTCTGAGCTCCAAAATATGCTAATGCATTTTCTTTTATTTCATTGATTGTTTCTGCACCTCTACCACCAGTTGCAGGAACTTCGTTTTCACACGCAACTGAATTTACAACTGTACTATATAATCTTTGTTCTGCTTCAGAAAAAGATGCAGTATCATTATCGTATTCTATTGCTGTTATTTGTTTTATATCGCCCTTCTTTACATTTGATTGAATACCACCACCAACAAAATATTTTACTGTTACAGTTGTGTTTGTAGGTGATTGACCATATGATTTTGTTTTCAAGAAGTTTGCAGGGTCATAATATTCATTTAATCTATCATTAGAACCAGCCAATCCTAAACCTACATTATCAAAGTTTGGTATAAGTAGTTCATCACTTACATTTGCATCACCTGAACCAAATTGTATTGTGGTTGTGAAATCTTCATTGATTACTGTTGTAAATCTTCTAGGTGTTCTTAATGTTTTTAATATTGATGGTACATCTTCTCTAAACTGAAATAAATCAGGTTCATTTGCTGCTGTATTTGGATAATCTATATAAACAAGTTCTTGTCCAAGATAAGGTACTTCATAATATTTGTTTGAGTTAGCATCTCTAACATCATAAATCGATATTACATTAGTATCACCTAAATCAATCTTTGCAAAATCTGAATTTGGTCCGAACTGAACATCTACTTCTTTTAGTTCTGCAGACATTGCCTTTACCTTTTTCTTTACTAAGTAAAACTCGGGGTCATTCGTACTAGTGTTTCTTGAGAATACTGTTATTTCTCTGTCTTGAGATTCATTGAAATCAAGTAAATCTTGTGTTACAAAAGGAACACCACCGATAGATGTTGCAACCATACCTTCTTTTACTCTAAGATAAAATTGTGAATCTGGTTCATAATCATTAGTTGTTCCTGATTTATATTTTGAAGGTACTAATTGATATACAGATAATTCAGTTATTGCAGGAGAAGTTACCTTAGTTTTATATCCAAGATATTTTGCAAGTGCCAATACATTTCTTTTATCTTCTGCATATGGCATTAATGATTCTTTTAATGTATCATCTATATAATATCCAAGAACATCTCCAATGTAAGATGCCATTTCTATAAACATCATACCAGGTGATGATTCGTTAAAATCTGCGTGTGTTTTTGGAAAATATGTTTTTGCAAACTCTATTAGATTATTTCTAAAAGACGAAAAATCTTTGTTAAGGTATTTTAAACTTTTACCTTTATCTTTAAAGTTTGAATTTACTGAATTATTTATTGCCATTTTATGTACCCAATGTAAATGTTACTGATTGTAAATCTAATGTTTCACCAACTTTAAACTTAATATCAACACCTACTTTATTTCTGTCTTTATTACTATCCGATATATCAATAAATATATCTTCAATTGTTATATAAGGTAACCATTGAGAAACTGATTCTGTTATTGTATCAGCAACTCTTGTTTCAAATGTTTCATCTATTGGTTCAAATAGTAGAGATTGTAATCCACTTCCAAAGTTTGGTTGTAATACTCTTTCTCCTTTTTTTGTTAACAATAGATTTTTTAAATTACTCTTGGCCTGGTTAAATGTATTAAAGTTTTGTTCAAAGAAACCACCATCACCATTTTTTAATGGTAATGATAATCCTACTGCATAATCGTTAAATTCTTCAGTATCAATTACTACCTTCTTTGAAATCTCGTAAGCCATTTATTATTCCTGTCCAGGTCTCCAATGTTTTTTCTTGTTAAATGCTTTTACTAAAGCACTGTTATCTCTATTTAATACTCTATCTAATCCTGCCAATCCTGTCTGAACTCCTAACCCTTGTGGTTTTGAAGCACCTCCAACCATACTACCATATCCCATTTTCTGTGCCATGGTTTGTTGTAAGTTAGGAGCCATTCCACCACCTGCAGGTACATCTTGTGTTCCAAAGGTCATTGTTTTGTCCATTTGATTAAATGGTTGTGTATTTTGTAATACTTCATTTATTGCTGGATTTTTAGAATAAACTTTTCCATCTTGTTTTCTATCTTCTTCCAATACTGCGTTTGCAAGAGAAAAGGGGTCAACTTCATTTTGAACTTGACTTGGTTTTGATTCATTAAAGCGTTTCATCTCTTCTTTAAGAATCTTAGGGAAAGTTTTAGTAAGAAACGTTTCTTGTTGTTTTGCAACTTCTGCCTCTACTAATGCCTTTACCAATTTAGCTATTTTCTTCGCTTCCATATTAATTAAAAGTTTGTTTCTTTATATAAATATTAATTCTTTATTTTTTGATTATTATTGGGGGATTGTATATCCTACCCATTGTATTATACCAGGGCCTGGAATTGGAGTTGGTGCGGTTGGATATAGTGAATTTGTTATTATTAATCCTTGTACTGTTGTTAAATGATTTATTATTGCCAAAGATAATATATCTACAAAATTACTAATTGAATCTGTTGGTGGTAATGGAAATGCAGTTGACCATACTCCTGGACTAACTATTAAATGTGATACACTTGCTATATTTTGCATTGTACCTGGAGCCGGTATTACTGGTACTGGAAATAAAGCACCTTGAGATGGCATCCAATAAGTTATAAATGCAGGGCCCCACTCTTGAATATTTAGAACTCCACTCTTTTTGTACATATTACCTTTTAAGTAAAACTTCAATATGGTTTCCATACCTTCAGTATTTCCTTTTTGTAATGGTACTGAATTAAGTGTATCAAATCCTCTTTTTACTGCCCCATCATATTCTCTTGTTAATGTTTTTGCAAAATCATCAATGCTTTCCGGCTCAGTACTCATATATCTTATGAGATTTGATTTGAACGTACTTAGTGACATTAGTTTGTGTAGTTATTTGGTGATAAGATATCTTTTAACTTACTCTTGATTGAGTTATATTTTGGTGCATTTACAGGTGGACCAGATGGACCTGCAGGAGTTGGATGTGTTTCACTTGCTAGTTCTGTAAGTAATTCACTCAATAAATCTACTAATGCATTTCCTCGTACAAGTTGTTCTTCAGATTCATCTCCTATATTAATCCTACCTTGTCCAGCAAGAATACTGAAATCGTTATCAGTAGTTGTGATGTTTATATTATCACCCGTTGTAATATCAATACCACCTTTGTTATCGATAGACATGTAACCATCAGATATAAATCCATAGTTTCCTCTTGAATAAAAAATCATTTCAGCAGATTTTGCTGAGAATATTAATCTTCCACTACTAATTAAAACTTGGTCACCTTTTAGTTTATCCGCACTTGGATAATCTTTAAAGGTATCTGGTTTTGTTTCGAAATCGGAATTACCCTTATCATCAACTACACCTGGTACAAATGGTATCTGAAAATCTCTTGAACTTAATACGATACTTGAACCATCTCTATTCACATCTTCTTTAGTAGTACCACCGATTTTTTGTGATTGGAATTCACCTTGAGATTCTCTTGATGGGTCAGATTCTCTATTTCTTATAATAATAGTTGGTGAGAATTTATTATCATCATTGTTGTATCCACTAAATCTTATTGATTGTCCAAATCTTGATTCAATTAAAGTATCACCTTCAAATAATTTTAATTTATGTATCTTAGGGTCTGCTTCAAAATAATCTCCGTATTGACCTTTGTTAGATGCCCCACCACCTTGTGGTTGTGCAATACCAGTTGATGCGTTATTACCATATGAAGTACTGTTTGCTGATGAATCTGCGTTACCAAATATTTCTTTGTATGATTCTAATCCATCATTTGATATGTTTGGATTACCACTGGTTGATATTCTTGTGTAAAACTTTTTACCACCAACTCTAACTATTTGTACTTCTTCACCTAAGATTGGTAATGTTTTTATAGTATCATCTAGTGCATATATAATTGGTAATTCATCATCTTGTACTTCTGAGTTTGATAATGTTCTTACTCTTACTCCACCAATTTTACCAGTATGAATATTAGATGATTCAATTCCATCAACAGCACCTACTTCTTTAAAGACGGGTAGTGATTTATTTTCTTCATCTAAAATAACATCGATTACAATACCAACTTCATTTTGTGAGTTTTTAAAGCTTCGTTGTTTTGATGTTTGTACATTATTATCACCAAATCTAAACATTCTTTCCTACCTTTTGTTTTAGTTCTTCAACTTCGTTAGTTAGTTCATCAACCTTTGAATCGTGTTCATCTGAAACTTCTGCAATAGTATCTTCAAGTTGTGATAGTAATTGTTCTTTTTCTTTATCAGTAAGGAAACCAGTATCTCCTTCTACTTTATCTTTTGAGGCAATCATTCTTTGTGCAATTGCTGCCATCTTAATTAGTGATTCATCGTTTCTTACTGAAGTATCAACTAAATCTTTTATGATTGGACCTATTACTGCCATATCACCAGAGTGTCTAATTACCTTTTTCATTTCAGCAATTAATTCTGATATTCTTTGTTTCTTGTTTTGTTGATTATCATAGATATCTTTAAACAATCCACTTAAATCTTTACCTGGAAATAATTCAAAATGTGTACTCATAATTTTATATATTATCTCTTATATAAATATGGTAAATGAAAAAACCTCACTTTTTAGGGTGAGGCTTAATCTTTAACGCGTTATGGAATCAATCTGTATTACTACTTCTTGATTATATGATAAAGTACAAATGCACCAACCAGTCCTAACAGACCTTCAGCACTCAGACCTCCTAAAATGCCCATTACGTTATCAACTACTGATACCTCTGGCCAAAATGGGATTTCTGCACCTTTGAATAATACTTCAAGTACAACTCCTAAGGCGATTATACTAATACCAATTTTTGTTAGTTCATCAGCCCAAGAGCCGATTTTCTTCAAAAAATCCATATTGTTCTCCTTTGTTTTAAATTAGAAAAATAACTTTCTCATGTTACAAAACGTCGGACATGTCAATAATAAGTAGGGTATATATTAAATAAAAACTATGTTTTATAATTTCACACCAATTGTGTAAACTATATCAGGTGTCAATAAGAAAACCCAACCTTACGGGGTTGGGTTTATCTACTAATCACTTTGAATTACGATTAGTCATTTAGAGCCACAATCGCCTTCAATCTTTTGATTTCAGCCTTCATTTGTTCGTACTCTATCTGTTCATAAGTATAACGAGGTTGTCCTTTAGGTTTAATCCAAACTAACTTTCCTTTGTTATACAACGCCTTTGTTCCTACATCATCACTCCAATAAGAATGAACTAATAATTTTCCATCTTCTGTTCCGATGTATGTTCCTTTTTGGTGTATAGAACCATCTTCGTTGAATGCTCTATACTCGTAAAGATTGTTGTCTATCTGTGTAATAACTTTGGATTCTTGTCCGAAGAGAGGAAATGTACACAGAGAAAATAATAGGATAGCTATCATTTGAACAATCCTTACTTTGAATAATTGTTCTTTCATAATTTCTCCTTTAGTATAAATATACCAATGTTAAGAAATTGTAAAGAAATTGTTAAATAATCTTTTTAGTTAAAAACAAATTACCTAATATTAAATAATCCATATCACACTTCATAAACGTATCAATTGCCTCTTCAGAGTTTCTAACCATAGTTTGGTCTTTAAGGTTAAATGATGTGTTTAGTAACATAGAATATCCAGTCAATTTTTTATATTCCATTAGCAATCTATGAACTCTTGGGTTTGTTGATTCTAAAAGTGTCTGTACTCTCGCAGAACCATCGGTATGAGTTATCGCTGGTAACTTTTCTTGGTGTTCTTGTTTTACTTTAATTATCTGATTCATATATGGAATGAAGTATGGTGGTTCAAAGTATTTTCCTCTATCGTTAAATGCAACAATAGGGGCAAATGGTCTGAAACCTTCTCTTTTCTTTACAACCATATTCACTCTCTTTTTCATTTGTGGGTCTCTTGGGTCTGCAAAGATAGAACGATTTCCTAATGCCCTTGCTCCAAATTCTAGTTTACCTTGAACCCATCCAATAATATTTCCTTCAGATATTAATTTAGAAACTTTTCTAAATAATTTACTATCAGGTATTACTTCCCAATGAATACGTTCTTCATTTTGTTTACATATTTCTATAAAATCTTGATTATCTTCTTGGGGGCCTAAGTATGGTGATTCGTTTCTTATTCTTTTTTTGTTTGTTCTATTATAATAATATGCAAGTATTGCACCAATTGCAGAACCAGCATCAGATGGAGCGGGTGGAATCCATACGTTTTTAAATCTAGTGTTTTCTAAAATTTTTCCATTTGCAGTTCCATTGTATGCACATCCACCACTTAAACATAAATTTACAGTTTTTGATTCTTCATACAATCTATTTAATAATCTAAAAAATAAAAACTCATATGTGTGCTGCAATGCTGCTGCTATATTTTTATGAATATCATTAAGGGGTTCTTCTGGTAATCTGTTTGGTATTCCTAGTAACTCTGATAGTTTGTGATTAAACATAACTTCATCTGAATACTCATATGTAAAATAATCCATGTTTAATCTAAATCCGCCATCATCTGTTAGGTGATAAAGTTTTTTAAATTTATTTTCATGAAACAAATGAGTACCATAAGGAGCTAATCCCATTACCTTATATTCACCTTCGTTTGGTTTAAATCCTAAGAAAGCTGTTATTGTAGAATATAACATACCAAGTGAATGTGGAAATGTTATATTATCTATTGGTATATTTGTGTTACCATTGTAAACTGATAAAGTTGTTGTTTCATACTCACCTACACCATCAACAGTTAAAACTGCAGAGTTATCAAATGTTGATGTAAAATATGTGTATGCTTTATGAGATAAATGATGGTCACCATATACAATTTTTACGTTTGGATGAATCTCGGTTCTAAATAAGTTATCTAGGCTACTACTAGAAAAATAGGTCTTGAATAAAGTTTTTGTATTAGATATTGGGTTCTTAAAAAATGTTCTCTTTGCTACATTTATAATTCTTGATTTTTTAGTATGAGGATTTTCATAATAACAAATTGTATCTATATCTGTTCTTTTTATGTTTTCAGTTTTTAATATCCATTCAATAGATTTTTTTGGAAATGAATTATCATGTTTAATACCACTAAAACGTTCTTCTTCTACTGCATGTAAAACTACACCATCTTTAAATAGTGCTGCAGCAGAATCATGATAACCAAATGATAATCCTAATATGTATTTATCCTTGCCAGAACTCATCATTATCTATTGTAAACTCCCCTACTTCTAAATATTCATTTAGTATTTTCTTCTGATGTTGTTTCATTACATTTACAACCTTAGTAATATAATGTGTTTTAACATCTGTCATTTCTCTAATTAAAAGGTATAAATGTTTTTTATTAAAGTTTTCTATATGTTCTGCTCTTCTAAATAACTCTAAAACAGCATCTGCAATTTGAATATCTCTTTTCTTCGTAAATACTTTACTTAAGTTTTTATCCCAATACTCTAACATCAACTTTTTAAATTGTTTCATTTCAGAATTTTCTTGTTGATGATAAAAATCATTCTCCGGATTCCATGTTGGAGGCATTGTGGAGATTAATGCATTCTGTTTCCATCTTTTGTAGTTACCATTGTTCTTTAAAATCAAATGGTTCTTTGCAATAATAGTAAAGTAAGAAAAGGCTCTACCTCTACCTTCTTTAAACATATGCATTTTTTCTACCATTGTAGAAACTACTTCTGTTTGAATATCTTTCTTTGGTACATCAAAGTAAGTAAACTTAAATGTATTTAAAACATTCTCTGCTAGTTTTTCGAAAGGATATTTAATTCGTGTTTTATAAATTTCGTTTCTAACTGCAGGGTCTTTACAATTGTTGTATTCGATAATTGCTTCTTGAGCAGGTGTACCAAAATACATTTTGGATTTTTTTCTTCTTTTTCTTGGCATATTATAATGATTTATTTAGTTCTTCCATAATAGACTTTAGTTCTGTAAAAGCAGAACCAACTTCGTCATCTGATTCAAAAGAACCTCTAATGTCAGCATCCTGCATTCTATTATACGCTTTTTCTACTTTAGTTCTGATTGTATCTGAGGTTGTTAACTCCTCTTCGATATAATCTTGATATTGTTCATTTTGTCTGTTTAGATTTCGTGTTCCTATTAATAAGAATACGTTTAGGAGTACAGACCCTCCTAGAGCAATTATTGTGTATAATTCCATAACCTTAATTTAATTTAATATCGTACCCACTAAATTTATCCATGTACGATGTGATTTTTGTTCCGAATCCATCTTTAAATACTTTTCCATTTTTAAAGTATCTTTTAACAGACCCCTGTCCCCCAAGATGAGCTGCTGCTAATATACCACTCTCTGAAATATACATTCCATTAATTGTTTGTCCATCAAACACATCAATATATTTTTGTAATTTTTCTTTGTTGTGTAGTAATAAAGCCATCATTGCCTCTTCTTGTAATTGTGGGTTATTTAAGAATTCTTGTTTTGTTACTTTGAATCCTAATCCTTTTAGGGTTGTTTTACCAAATTGATATTTTCCCATATAACCCCACTTGTTTGTGATATCATATCTGTTACCACTTTCTCTGAATCCTATATCATCTAAGAATCTATTAAGTTCATCCTCATGATATTGTTTGATTCGTTCTTCTTCGAGTCTTTGTAGTTCTAACTCTCTGAGTCTTTCTTCTTCTAATCTCTCTACTAGTGATTTAGAATCTTGTTTTGGTATTGCTGAATCTATCATACCAAATGATAGTAACGCCACTACCAATGTAAAAATAATTTGTTTTCTCATACGGTCTCCCTTTTGATTAAACTATAGCTAATATAAAACTTTTTTTTGAAAGCTCCAAGGCATTTTTCAATTATTTATGCAACAATTGGTCGATGTATGTAAATATCATCGAAAAAAGTTTTACAGAATTTCGGCACCTTTAGCTAGTAATGGTTCTGCTTTTTTGTATTTCATGAACTCTGTTGTGCCGTCTGATAGTTGTACCATCACTCTTTCGTTTCTTCCATACTTTTTTGTACTTCTGATGGTTCTATCATATTTTCTTATTTCATCTGTAATTAATATTCCATCTAAATGGTCAATCTCGTGTTGGGCAACAACACATTCTAATAATCCTTCATCACCAAAATAATTGTGTCCTTCTGTACCTATCTTCTTTGGTTCATCTGGCCCAAATTCAATTGTTCCTAAATTATCTGTTTCAACAGTTATACTTTGAGAACGTACTGTATAACGAGGTTTAGTCATCGTTTTAGGAAGAGATAAACATGATTCAATATAAACTACCGCATCTTCATTTCGGTTCGTTATACGAGGATTAACAAGTACTAGTGGTTCTTTTACTTTAATAACACATACTCGTTTATCTACTCCTATTTGGTTTGCAGATAATCCAAATCCATCTTTTTTACTTAATGCAGTCAGCAATGCTGCTGCAATAACATCTTGTTCATCTTTGTTTTTTGGTAAATCTGTGACTGGGTTTTTCAGTTGATTTACATCTGTAACTATATTTGTCATTCGAATAAATTTAATTGTGATTTATCTTTTACTAATTTTCTTTCTGATATATCAGAACCAAATGGTCTTTCATAAATAGTTTCACCACCATCCGGTGATTCATAGATTGTACCATCCCATTTATCAAGTTGGTTAATCTTATCTATTCTATCCCAATATATCTCTCTAACTTTTTTCCCTAATTCCATATCATTAGGTGTACTTTCTACTAAAGGTTTAATGTTTACTTGCATATTTTCATTCCGCTATATTTAAATATTTTTCTAATAACCATGATGAAGATTGTACTTTATCACCCAATCCCCATACTGAATCTATTCCATAACTATTACAAACATCATTTTCTGGTGTGGTTGTTTCTGTTCTATCACCACCATTACCAAATGCCATTACACCTTTTGGTAAATCACCATTTTCGTTTATATATTTTCTTCTTGCATGGTCGATGAAATCAATTGCCGTATCATCTCCATTTATAAGTGGATTCATTACATAAGCATAATCCACATCTTTAAGGTTTTCCATTATGAATTTTCTTTCACCTTCTTTCATAAATTGTTTACCTTTTTTTCTATGTAACCAACTATCGTTGTTCAAGCCTATCCAAACTTCATCTGCTAACTTTTTAGCATTTTGGATACATTCTATGTGGCCTTTATGAACAGGGTCAAATCCACCACTAATTAATATTACTTTATACTTCTTACTCATATCAGTTGTTTTTGTTTTTTAAAATCATTCTTTTTTATATAAAATACTATACAGTAACGTAGTCCATTTGTTACTTCATTTACACCATGTAGTTCATTTGAACGATAAAAATATAAATTACCCTTTTGTATTTTATATGATTGATTTTTATGTATCAACTCACCACCAGTATAATCGTTTGGATTTGTAAGTTGTATGTTTACGTTCCAAATCCAATCATCATGAAATCCATCTGATGTAGAATCTATATGTGGACTGAAGTAATCTCCCTTTTCATATTTTAAAACTCCTACTTCAGAATCTGCATCGATTTCTAAAATTTGTTTTACCTTTTCTTTTATTCTATTGTAGTATAATATATTTTTTCCAAAAAGTTTTCTTTTACATTTTTTTCTTTTAAAATTATAAACTTCCCAATTCTGTGAATCTGATTCTATCCATTCTATTATTTCATCACATTCTATATCTGTAAATAATTTATAATCTTTTATCATATTAAACGTTTTGCCTCGAACTTTTGTTTTGCATAAACTTTTGTTGGATATGATTTATGATGATTTAGTATTCTAACAATATCATCTTCTGTTTTGTTTGTATATAAAGCATTCTCTAACACTCTATAATTATCCCAAATAATTTTTTCATGTTTTCTATAAAGTTGTTCTAATTCATGTTCTCCTTTGTGTGAAAACAAACTTAGTTTCTCAACTTCTTCTAAGTTTTGTAATAATGTATTGTTCCTATAATTTGAAATTCCAAATTCATTAAGATAAGAAAAATTTAATCCCCACTCATCTTCCATTATTTTATAGTTATCTCCAGGTACTACACTAAATACTAAACAACCACAAAGTATTGGTAATAAAGTTTTTTCAGATACATGATTTAAAAGAGGTTTACCACTATGACCAGATATTTCTGTTTCACATACAATATTAAATTTTGAATTTTTATAAACTGTAATTACAGAATCAAATACAGTAGCACCCACCTCTAATAAATGTTTATTCTGTTCAGTCTTTTCTATTGGATAATAATCTTCAATAGATTGTTCTCTTATAGATTTTATTCTTTCTATATTTTTTAAAGGTACTTGTGCCAGAGATTGAATATCTTCATAATCTTTTGATACGCCTCGTAATGTAACTAAACTATCATTGTGAACTTTGTGTGTTAAAAATCTATCAATTGTTGCAATTCTTAATGGAGTTATTTTGTTTACTAGTAAACTAAAGCTATGTCTCCTATTCCATGATTGAGTAAGTGCCCATGGATTCTTAAAATAAGAACTTAAAGGAACTGCTGAGTTTGGTTCATCAATAGGGTCATTTTGGTATGTTTTTATCAAGTAATCTAAATTTGCTCTAGTTATATTACAATCAAATACTATCACATCTTTTTTATCCCATCCCCATTCTTTTGTTACTCTGAATATAGATTCTTCTACTTCGTGTTGAAATGATTCTTGTCTAATTGCTAAAAATAATTTACCATTATTCTTTTTTACTATTTTTTGCATTTCATAAAACTTAGATGCAACTGAATCAAACAAAGTACCTTGATTAAATTCATCACATTCTATTGCCATCAACTTACAATTATCAGCTGGTACTATTTTAAATTCTATATTTTTTAAATGAGGTATTGAATCTGTTAATGCAAGTGGATGATTATCAACAATTGTTGGAGTACAATATTCTATAACATCTTTAGGTTTATCTGCAATATATCCACCCCAATGTGGGCCTAAACTTGATAACTCTCCTATAATACTAGTAATTTTATTTGCCATTTTAATATTACCCCAATATCCTAAATGATTATCATCTGAATCAATTTCATCAGATATTAACCACTGCATATCATTAGCGTAATTCCATGGGTCTCTTCCATCTATATATCTGTTTATACATCTAGGATGTTCTGTTAGATTAAGTTGTTTTCCTTCTTCATTTATCCACCAACAATCATCAAAGTGTCCTAATGAAAATGTATAACTTGCTTTCAAGGGTAATGAATCCAACCAAGAAATAAAATGCATTATCATTCTTGATTCTTGTTTGTGATATTCTATTTCATCAAAATGATTATCTATCCACTTTTGATAATCTTTTCCATATGTTTCATCATATCTTTGATTTGTATCTTCTTCAGTAAACCATTCTTTTACAAGAGAAAATTGATATCGTTCATCATGTTCGTTCCAACTGGCATTACAAATACCATATTCTTTTTCTTTTGAAAAATAAATATCATCTCTTACACCTGGTTGAAACTCGAAATGATATAAAGTTCTTCGTTGATGTTCGTTGGGTAAGAATTCATATTTTTGAATATATTCTGTTGCCTTTCTTATAATTCGTTTTGTACCACTACCTGATTTAGCTTCATTTATCAGATTCTTCACACCTATGTTTTTTGCAATAACAGATGCATAACTAATAAATTCTTGTTTAGGTAAATCTATATTATATTTTTCTTTATATTTAGGTCGGATATCTTGTCTTGCAGATAGTGGTTCAAATCCACCACCCTTAGTTATAGATGTTCCACCTACATAAAGATTTAAATTAAATCTATGTATTTCACCATTTTCGTGTGCAAATTGTCTAATGTTTGGCATATATTAGTTTGATAGTGGTGCCTTAATTGTTGGGTGAGATTCATAATCAACTATGGAATAATCAAATTCACCATTTAGTACATCTACTGATTCTAGTGTAATTGATGGTAGTTTAAATGAATCTCTTTTTATTTGTTCGTGTGCTTGTTCTAAGTGGTTTTTATATAAATGAACATCTCCTAGATTTCCAATCAACTCGCCTGGCTCTAAACCTGTCTCTTTACATAATAATAACAATAACAATCCATAAGATGCAATGTTGAATGGTAATCCTAAGAAAGTATCAACACTTCGTTGATTCCACATCAAAGATAATTTACCATTGTTTACATAACATTGGAATCCATAATGACAAGGTGGAAGTGTCATTTGATTTAACTTATCTACATTCCATGCACTTACCATCAATCTTCTACTATTTGGATTTGTTTTGATATCATCAATTAATTTTTTTATTTGGTCTATCCCATTCCAATTTTTCCATTGTTGTCCATAGATTGGACCAAGTTCTCCCCATGTTCTTGCAAACAATTCATCATCTTTTATCTTCTGAATAAAATCTTCTTGTGATAGATATTCATCTAAATCCCAATCATATGCACGTTTATATTGTTTATATGCATCACCATTCCAAATATTACATCCATTATCTACCAAGTATTTAATATTTGTTCCACCTTTTAAGAACCACTTTAATTCTGTAATCATTGATTTAATTGCCATCTTCTTTGTGGTTAGAAGTGGAAACCCTTTACTCATATCATGTCTGAAAGTTTCTCCAAAGTAAGATAATGTACCTGTACCAGTCCTATCTTCTTTTTCATTCCCATACATTATGAGTTTTCTTAATATTCCTTGATATTGTTTGTCTAATGTGTTCATTTATATCTCTCTAACTGTTTTTCTATTTTACTTTTTAGTTCATCTGAAATTTCTTCTTTTAAAACATCGTTCAGTAATTCTTTTATAATTGTTTTACTTCTATGTTTTGAAAACCTTTGATTTTCTCTTTCTACTTGATAGAGATAAAATGATATCTCATCAATATTTTCAAGTTTATTTTCGTATTTTGTAATACGAGAATCAACTACACGATTATCGTGCCCTATATGATGAGGTACATAACCTTTATACAATTCATCTAACCTACCTTTAAGATATTGGATTTCCAATAACTTCATTATTTTTCTATACTCCATTTATTAACTAAATAAAAATATTAATAAAAAACTGATACCTAATCCTATTAAAGAATATAATATTGCTTTATAATTACCTTCAACTTGTCTATCAGTTCTTCCTTGTTGACCTCTATATTGTCTTTCGTTTTCAATATCATTGATTAGAAAACCAACTCTTTCTTTTGCAATTATTGGAGAATCTTCTTCCAATAATTGTTTAATCTGTTTTAGATTTTTTGTAATTTCTGATTTATTCATAACTTATATTTTATTATCGTGATGCCTATTTTTTATTTTCTTATATTTCTTTTTAAGATTTTTAGCATCAGCATATTTTCTTTTTTCAATAGTTTCTAAAGTTTCTTTAACTTTCTTTCTTTTCTCTCTTGCAGTTTCTGATTTCTGCAGTCTTTTACCTCTATCCATAATTTACTTTTTAACATAATTCACATTCTGGCATAAACCAAACGATTAGTATCATTATAATAATAGCGATTATTGTTACTAATACTCTAACTGGTCTTGATTGTTGTTCCTTCCAAGCTTTCATCCTCAATCCCCACTTTGTACCAACTCTACCAGCCCAATCGAATCCTCTACCAACTAAATCAAATGGTGGTACTTTTAAAATGGTTAAAAAGAAAATAAGGAATCCTTCCATTCCATATCCTTCTTGAAACATCATCCATATAGATGCTACTAAGAAGTACCAACCTATATATTTTTGTAAGTGTTGTTTTATTTTCATTTTATAAATGGTAATATAGATAACTCTTTTGCCTTAGCCTCTACCATAACATCTACATCGTTACCATATAAGTTAGGTAACTCGTTGATGTAATCTGAGTGAGCTTGTGGTTTGAGTTTCTCATTGTTTTCATGTAATTGTTTTGATTCTGAATAATGAACAATTGGTTTGATACCTTTCGGCCATGTAGAGATTGCCAATTCAAGTGCCTCTTGTTC